AATACGAATAGCCTTCTTGATAGCTGTATGCGGTGCATCTCTTAATTCGATAACATCTGTCCGACCGTTACCACCTGACAAATACAATCCCCAAGTTCCGTTCAAGGAGTCCCCCGCTGGAATGATGGACGAATTTTGCAAGAGGTTATCATTTCTAATAATATCTCTCAGTTTGGTTTCAATACGTGAGATGGTTCTTTGGAATCCGTCGACAGAATTCTTGACAATATTCTGGACTTGAGTAGCATTTTGAAAACCTTTGTCATTGGCCAATCTGTCAAAATCGGTACGAGACAATTTCTCAATAATCTGGCCAGCTTGAACTTCGATTCTGCTTTCAGCAATTCTCAACCTATCTGTCAGAGGGTCAACCTCTTGTTTAGTCACAAGTGTTTTGATTCGGTCTGTTATCTGCTCGATTTTAGCAAAGTTTGAGTCAGACAAACCTTTTGATGTTTTAGCAGATTCAAGAGCGTTTCTAGCTTCTTCTAAAGCTTCTTCTGCCGTCTGAGTAACTGTTGAACCAATAGCACGAATTTCTTCTATTTTGGTTCGTTGGTCTTCAAGCTTCTCGTTCATGCTGCTATCAAAACCTGAGAATCGATTGTCGATTTCATCCGACAGAGCACGCTTGTTTTCCTCTGCTTTAGCTTTTGCAAGTTCGATACCGTCCGCAATTTCTTGTCTTAACAATTCAGCTTGGTGATCAAAATCTAAGTCTGCATTTTGAAGAGCTTTTTCAAGGGCAATTTCTTGAGCTGATTCTGTCACTCCAAGGATGGCATCAGCTGCGCTAGATAGGCCACCAGAAGATCTAGAACCACCAGCGCCTGCCTTATCATCTAAAGTCAGAGAAATGTATTCTTCTTTTAAGGCATCGAACTCATAAGCAATAGCTTTCTTGAATGCATCGACATTATGTTTCCAGCTCTTGAGATTGACCGTATCACCCATGTGAACAACTTGCCCATCAAGTTCATAGGCTTCAATCTTGATAGCATCAGAGACCTTGTCAATGCCCTCATTTGAAAACTTAGCCAGTGCCCACTTCTGCAACTCTTCAACACTCTTTGCGTTGTTGTTCTCATACTCTTTTTCATTGATATAAGGGTATGAGTTGATAAGAGGACTATCAACAGTCACTCTGATAGTCGTTTCTTTTTCAGCACCTTCAGGTTTAAAAGTCGACTTTGCATGAATTCTTGTGACAACATTATGACTGTTTTTTGTGCGTTGGTAGTCCTTCAGATTTTTGTGCGTTGTAATAACAACACCACGATTCTCGCCACGACTCTTCTTGACAGTCATCGCAAAGTTATCACGAACCAGCTCACCTTCCCACGTCCCAATGATACTATGCTTGCCATCAAGCAATACAGAGTACAGAGTTTCTGTTTCAGTCGTGTTGAAGGTCCTACGATCCTGGATATCGCTATTGAAAGAAAAATCTCCCAAAGCGGTTTTGGTGTTTTGAACCATGCGAGAAAGAGCCATGTCACAGCTCTGATTAGTCACACTTACTGGTGTGATAGAACGTTGCATCACATCGTCTGAAATATGATAGGCTGTGATTTCCAGATGATCATTGTGTTCAATAGGTTTCTTAATGCGAAATAGCTGCGCACCAAGAACAGGAGTCGGCGCTTTTATCAACATATCTTCTTGAATAAGTTGATAAATACCAGAGTCAGAAATAGGATATTTCACAGTTAAGGTGAAATCACCATTCATGGCCTCTTTAACGATTGCCGATGTTGCTTCATGAAGTGGCTCCCCGTTCCACCGAACGGTTCTCACATCTTTATTAAGTAGATAAAGCAATTATGCCCACCCCCAAACCGTCTCGATTTCAAGCGATTGAATGCCTTGACCTAGAACAACCCCAACATTCTTCACTTTTGCTGGATCAACTGTGATAAAATCCCCTGACCATTTGACTGGCTTTCCTGTTGTTGTTTTAAAACTTGGATTGTCAGGATTATTGACCATCACAAGCGACTCAGTGAGTCGTTCAAGACGAATGACCTGACCAGCAATTGTAAATGAAGTTTCAGAAGTGCTCTGACCAACGATTGTGATTTTAGGAAAGGCAAGAGCAGAACCTTGAACGGTCAAAGTCCCACTTTTTGTTAAAGTTTGCGTGTCACTTGTTTTGAAAAACTTAGTTGGATGACAAGTAAAAGTTGCCTTAGTCATATAAAGACCAGGTTTGACTTGGTCTAATTCTGTCACACTGACTTTATAGCACCATAACTTGGTTGTCTTAACTTGCTCATTCTCTAGCCAGAATTTCTCACGAATAAACAGGCTCATGAACTGATTCATCTGTTCTTCAGTAGGCTTTACAAGATAGATTGAATAAGTCTTCTTTACAAGACCTCTGTGTTTGTTGGTTTGTACGATTGCTCCACTAATTCCACCGTGCTCAAGAAGAGCTGTCTTGCCTTCTCCTAAGGCAACCGAGGGAGAATCATGGACGATGACCTTAAATGGAAAAGACGATGTTCTTACACCGTCAATCACAAGTTCGTTATGTTTTATCATGCCATACCTCCTCTCAATTGGCTTCTACGTTGGATTTCATCAGCAATTCTCTGAGCTACTTCGTCAGCAATTCTAGTGATGTCAGCTTCTTCTCTGACAGTATTGCCAGTAATAGTAATGTTGATGGTCGGTGAAGTTCCACCCATTGTCTGAGCAATACCTCGACCGATAGCACCAAGCGTTTGATCATTAAGTGGCAATACTGCTTCGTTACCAGCTTCACCACCAACCATAAGGTTATTGCCATTCATTCCAAAAATGGTCGGTTTCGTCATGATACCGCCTTTAGCATACCATTCGATGCTGATGCTTGGCACACCTTGACTCAACCAATCCAATGGATTTGCTGAACCACTCACTGAAAAGTGAGGTAATGGAATATGTGGCCAACTAACACTAAAATTAAATAGACCTTTAATCGCACTTATTGCAGAGCTTACAAGGTCTTTGGCTCCATTGATAGCATTCCCGATTGAATTCTTGATTCCTGTCCAAACATTTGAAACAGTGTTTGAAATACCATTTAATACATTTGAAATTGTACTTGAAATTCCATTCCATACATTTGAAATTGTACTTGAAATGGCATTTATCGTATTTGAAATGTACGATTGGATGGCTGTGAATATGGTCTGAACAACATTTTGGATAGCATTCCAGATAGTCGAGAACACTCCCTTGATTGTTTCCCATGCTCCTGACCAGTCACCTGTGATGATCTGCATGACTGCTTTAATGATACCTAAGACAACATTGATTGCAGTTTCAACTACAGTCTTGATGACTTCCCAAGCGGTCGTGATGACCAGTTGGATATTCGCCCATGCGCCCTCGATTAATGGACCTAAGAAAGTCATGACTGCATCAATTACGGTTTGTATGGCATTCCAGACTGTTTCTGCACTAGATCGTATAAGCTCTTGATTTTCTGTCCACCAAGCAACAACCGTTCCAAAGATACTCATGACAAAATTAGAAATCTCTGATACGACTGCATTGATAACTTCAAGAATCGCATTCCAAACGGTCGTGACCACATCTCGAAAACCTTCGTTAGTTTCCCAAAGGTATTTCACAATTGCAACAATCGCTGTTATAGCCACCACTACTCCTGCAATAATCCCAATGATTGGTAATGCCGCTGCAATCATAGCTCCGAATGAAGACATAAACACGGCTTGCAGGGTTAAGAATATGGGGGCTAAGGCTCCCACAATTGTCAAAACAACCCCTAAGATGACAATGAAATCTTTTACTGGATCAGGTAAGGAATTGAACAGCTCGGCCACACCTTTCACAATCGTTGCCAAGGTTTGGAAAACAGGGATCATCATTTCCAGAAGAGGTTGACCAATGGCAGATAATGCATTGGTTCCAGCTTGTTTCAGATTCCCCATCACGTTTTCTAATCCGTCTGATTCTCTTGCCGCCTGTCCAAGAGCTCCTGATAGTTTATTTCCGTCTTCGACCATCTGAAGCAATGTCAATTGCTTCTGCGCTTCGCTCAAATCCTTGAATGACTTTCCGTACAATTTATTTGCAGCGGCATTCCTGGTCGTTTCTGTTGCAGAAATGCCAAGAGCGGCATCGTTAGCAAAGTTTCCCTTCAAAAAAGATTGTAAGCTCTCTGTTACGCTCTCAATAGATTTGTCATAGAAGGCTGCACCGTCTGCTGCTGCCCTAGTTGCACGAGAAGTAAGATCCAAAGCTTCTGCTGTATCCAATCCTGAAGTTTTGGCAAACGAAGCCATCTGAGTGAATGATCCTTGCAATCGCTCTGGGACAATATCCATTTCCTGACCAATAGCATTCAACGCTTCTCTTGCTTGGATTTCCATATCTCCGAAAACGGTAGTAAATTGAGCATTACTAGCTTGCATTTGAGCAGCTGCTTCTAACGCTTCTTTTCCTACTTCCACAAGCTTTTCTGAAATAGCACTCAACTTCTCACTAAACTGTTGAAGTAGTTCTGCTCTTAAATTTCTTGAGATTTCACTTAAACTTTCTTGAGTGCTATCAGCAACAGGCTTTGTTCCCTTCATCTCATCATTGAGATGATTAAAAGCTGTCTTAGCCTGATTTAGCTCAGCTTCCATCTTGTTGGCCTGTGTGGAGTTCTCACCAAATTCTTTTTTAGTGATTTCCAATTGCTGTTCTAGATTTGAAATCTGTTTACTTACAATCTCAGACTGAGCACCAATCTTTTTCTGGGCAAGAGCATTTCTCTCGGCTTCACTAGCATTTGAACCCAAAGCACTTTCTTGCAATTTGAATGAACTTGTCACCTTACTCATCTCTGAAGTAAGTTGACTCTGTTCATTCTGCAATTCTTTCAGTTGTGTTTGGTTGCTTTTAGTTGCATTTCCATTCTCAGCAAGTGCCTGATTTACGTTTGCTAGTTTTCCTTCATAGCCCTTCAGGACATTTTGGGTTACTTCGACTTCACGTTGAAAAGCACGGTACTGATCAGCGCCGATATTCCCATTTTTGAACTGCTGTTCCACCTGAGACTGAGCTTGCCTCAAGGTTTCCAATTTCTCCTTGGTCGTCGCAACTTGCTTTTGCAGAACTTCTTGCTTCTGAGTCAATAGCGTTACGTTGCCTGTATCAAACTTCAAGGCTTTGTCAATCTGTCTCAACTCCTGACTTGCATCAGTAGCAGCCTTATTGACATTTTTCAGCGCCTTCTGCAAGGGTTGCGTGTCGCCATCGATTTCAATTTTGATACCTTTGATATTTCCTGCCATATTTCCTCCTTTCTCAAAAAATAGAAAAGCGCTGAGAGAACTTCTACGACCGATAATGCAGTCAGGGCAAGGAACTTGACCTCAGAATCACTCTCTCAGCACTCATTTTTTATTTAAAAACTGTCAAAATCAGCTTGCGTGGCTTTCCGTTCGCCACCCTTATCCTCGCTCCGCAGATTTACATAATCCGTTTGATAATCCAGAGCCATTCCAATTGATATGTGCTTTAAATCATCGATAGACAGACCAGTTTCTTTACAGCAGGATAAGTAGGACTCTACTGTAAAGATTTCTTCGCTAGCTGATTCTGATTCATCTGGTGCTTTTTTGTCGTCATGCTCGCATTCAGCATTTCCATCAACACAGGACCAACTTCTTGAATCGGAAATACTTCCATTTCCATGAAGAATTGTTCATAAGGCTTGATGTGAGGATTTGCAGATTTAGCAAAGGTCCAAAAAAGACGGTTGAAAAAGGTCATGTCAAAATCTGACAACATCGAAATATCAATATTAGTCGCTGTCAACTCCTTGTCAGTTTCAAGCTTATTCAATTCATTCATGAATGATTGATTTTTCAACATCGAGAACAAATCTTGAAAATAATCTTTTCCAAATTGTTGCTTGTAGGCGATAGGAGTATAGCCGTTGGTCCCTAACTCATACTCCTGATCACCAACCATAACGATTTTGCGCATACTATTTCTCCTTAGCCAACAACAGTAGGTTCATAAACTTTTGTAAACCAGTTATCATACGTATTCTTGTCATCAGCTGAAGTGATAGAGCGTTTAACAACTGTATCCAGTGGTCGAGGGCTTGCTTTGAAACTAAGCTCACGTTCGTTTGTTGATGTCCCGTTCTTAGTTTTTGAACCAATAGAAGGACGGCTAGCAAAACAGTAGTACATTACGTAGCGAGTCTTGTTTTTGTCACCTTCAAACTGGAACATCATTGCGAACTCTGTCGAATTTGCGTCCGCTTTCTCGGTCATAACACCAGTTTGTGCGTCCTTGATTTCACCCAAAATTTTTGTTGCAAATTCATCGATGATATGTGGAATTTTAAGTTTTCCTTCATATCCTTCGTTTGAATTCATGAAGTGGTAATCCTTATTATCTGCCTTGACAGAAGCTGTTTCTCCTTTTGTGTCAAGTGTCAGTTCCATCGCTCCAGGAAAACGAAAAACATCACCGTAAGTGATAACACCATTTTCACCGATTGTTTTAATAGGTGCGATATGTACGTTTTCAAGGCCGTAGGTAACTTTGTTTTCTTGAGTCATGTCATTCCTCCTTAGTATAGATAGACTGTGTAAGACTTGACATATAGCCTTTCAGTCTCAATAAATGTTTCTTCTTGAGCTTCAAAAAAGAGCTTGTGGGATTTCCACATCTCTTCTAGTCGCTCTTCCAAATCTTCATCCTTCTGCTCAAAAGCTAGCTCTACTGTCACGCTCTTAATCTGATGATTAACCGTGTTGTCAGCTGCATTGATGGCTGGACTAGATTCATAATAGACCAGGTAAGGCAAGTCTGGAGCGTTTCCAATTTTAAACGCTCGATAAGTGACAGGCAAGTTTGCCTGTTCCAAAATAGCAGCAAAGTCTGATAGCTTCATTTCCCAATCTCCTTGATTCGCTTCTCAAAGTTCTGAATTGCTTTTTCTTCAGCTGGCTTGATGTGGACGATACCAGCGACACGACCACCATTTCTTGAAAGGTGCCCGTTTTCAAGTATGTGAGTAAGACTTGCAACTGCGTTGAACACAACAAAAGAGCCATTGGGCAACTTCTTCTTTTTCCAACTTCTACGATACTTTCCGTACCGTTTCGGACTTGTCTCTTTCAACTCATCCACAGTCTCATCAGCCACTTGCTCTGCAATCTTATCCACTTCTTCAGTAACCTCATCAGAGTAAGCTGCAAGCTCTTTCGCTATCAAATCAGCAAGGTCATTACTCATTTCAAGACCTCTGTCAAAGTCAACTCTAAAATTTCAGAATCGATAGGATAGGTTTTCAAGATACGATATTGCTTGCCTTCAAATTTCGCAAACTCCTGATTCTCATACTCAAAATTTCGAATCTCAACGACCAAGCTCGGTTTTAGACCTGCCTGGTTTGCTTGATAAAATTCAGAGCGAGTAACATTCTTTTTACGACACAACAGAGTAACTTCAACATCTTCAGAGATTGGTTGTAGTAACTTGTCCTTACCTGTGATTTTTTTAGAGATCAATTTTATTTCATGATTCCACATTCTTGACCTCTTTCTTTGATGCTATCTGTAAATTATGCAGTCGCCATTGAAGGTGACGTGGCATATCCACCCCACCCTCATAGCGATAAGCAGCGTAATCAACGATAAACATTTCATGATCAGCACGGTCACCGACAAGCTCAATACCGAGATTATCGGTCAATTCAGTGATGACACTTGAAATGATTTTTTCTAGTGGCTTGTCTCTCAGTTTGGTTGAAATACCTAACTTGAGTTTCAGCAACTGTAACAGCTGAAGTTCATCCATGTTTATTCCTCTTCTTCTGCGACGGGCTCTTCAGCAGCTTCATTAACTGTTTCTTCCTGCTCAACTGCGGGCTCTTCCTTCACTTCTTTTTCTTTTGTTTTAAGAGCTGACTTCTTAGGTTCATCATCTCCCAAAACTTCAAGGAAGATAGACCCAGCAGTGTTAGTCCCAGTCAAAAGACCGTTGGTAAAGCTATCTGTTGGCTCATATCCCTCACGAGGAAAGATATCGCCAACAGCATAGTCGTGTTTTTCAGGATCAGCCAAGTCCTTGAAAGGACGGATTACTTTATAGCTCATACGCTACCTCCTTAAGCTACAACATCAGTGTATGTTCCGAAGAATCCAGCTTCTTCATCTACTTTCTTAATATCCAAACGGATAAAAAGACCAAGCAATTGTCCGTAAATGTCATTGTTCACCCATTTAACGGATACTTGAGCACGGTCAAACTCTTTGACGAACTCAGTGACATCTCCGATGAAGAATTTCATGTCTCCTTCGTTTCCAAACACTGTGTCATCTACTTTGTAGATTGTTTTCCCACCAAATGAATAGCCAGTAGGTGAAGCTACATCAGTTTGAAGCATGTAGCGCCCATCTTTGTCTTTCACCTTGTCAAGTGCGGCAAACATTGACTTAGTAACAACGATGCTTGCTTTATAAATTGATTTAAGCTTCTTGTTGTAGATATCTTTAATACCATCAAATCCAGCAGCATCTGCTTGAGTAGCTGTTTTGAGGACAGCTGTAATTAATGACAATTCAGTGTTTTCACCTTGATTGAACACTTCGTCTTCAACAATGGTCATGATGTCATAATCTGCATCGTCAATCATTTCTTGTGACACAGGGACATATCCACGGTAAGTCTTGATTGAATAATCGATCTCGCTGATTGCTGGTTTTCCGAGTTCTGGATTTGATTTCAATTCCTCTGTTGAAACCATTACACCATCCGTCTTCTTGATAACTGGATATTTACCAGATCCACTGTTAACTTTCACACGTTCCACAAGATCCAAAAGTGGATTACGTGTTTTGTTAACAAAATGAGGTTTCAAAACTTCAGTAGGGATTAGAGCTGCGCTTCCTGAATCAGTAGTTTTCAAGCCTGCGATGTCACGAGTTTGACCAGTACGAATGTATTTAGCAATTGCGTCACGTTGTTCCAATTTTTGTCCTCCACGTTTTTCTTGACTTGGGTAAGTCGGTACTTTGCGATTCAATTCTTCAACTTGATTTTGCAAATCTTCGATTTCTTTTTCAAGTTGTTCTTTTTTTGCCAATTTATCTTCCAATTCTTTTTGGATATCTTCCAGGTTCTTTTCAACCGCTGAAACTTCGTCATCATTTCCAGCTTGTTCCAATTTAGCAGCTTCAAGCTCAGAGCGTTTGTTCAATTCATTGATTGATTTTTCAAGCTCTACTACTTCATCTGCTTTATTGCGCATACGAGCGCCCAAAATCAATAATTTGTTCATAGATTAAATTTCTCCTTAATTTCTTTCTTGCGCTTGTCCAGCGCTTCACGATTTGCACGCTGTTGACTTTCAAAGTCTTTTTGTCGTGCAGCAATTTCCGTTTGCGGATAGGCTGGGAAAGTACATGGACTCACTTCAAAGATTTCTAATTCTAGGATAGTGTCCAGGTACGAACCATCTGCTTGCTCTTCCGTATTGATTTTTATTGGGATAAAACCAAAGCTGCATCCAATCACATCACCACGCTGAACACGAGCATAGGCCCCAACAGCTTGCGGATCATCTTTATTGATAATGATGTCACCGTACAGACCGATGTCATCAACTCCCAAAATGACCGTTCCATTACCAGTCCGACCAAGCACCAAACTATCATCATGGTTAAATAATGCCCTGATGTCAGCTCCTTTGATGGCTTGTTCAACACCCTCACGCTTAATCACTTCAAAATAACCAGGCCACAGTTCCGTTACTTCATCAAACTTGATAAAGTACCCACTCAAAATCAAATCACCAGTATCACTTTCTTCTCGTGTTTTGAATTGAGCGGTTCGATAACTATTCCGTTTCTTCATTCTCTTCCTCACCCCCTTTCAGTTTCTTCTGGTCCCCAAGTCTATCTTGTGGAATATAGTTTTCGAGAGCAAGGAGCTCATCCATGTCAGGATCAGGTGGCATCCCAAGCCAATCCCTCCACTCATTTCGACGCATTGCCATACTTTTAGTCATCTGTTCAGCGACTGATGACAATTCTGTAATGTCATACGAATAAAGCGAGCGAGCATTCAGTTTGAAATACCGATTATTTGAAACGAGTAAGTCTCTAGTTAAGGTCTGAGTGATTGTTGTAGCAATGCTCATGACCGTTGTATTGACAAAGTTGTTGTATTCTTCTTTGTCAAAACTACCAACCCCTAAAATAAAAGCTGGCACTCCCAAAAGTCCAGCAACTGTTTTCTTGTCAATTTCAACAGATTCGTTGATAGCAATATCTTTCAAACTTAATGGCTTGACCTGTTCAACCTCTAGCAATGCATCAGGAATAATCCACGGCTCACCAGCTTGACTAGTGCTAAGATATTTCTTAGCGACCTGGTCACGTCCCTCTTGTGTTCCTAATTCCCCACTAGAAGAATCAACCTTAACAATCAGGCTAGGAACGTTCTTGCCACTCATAAAACCTTTTTTAATTTGAGTTGCAAGGTTTAAATTCCTAACAATATCCCTCAGAGCAAGTCTGTAGCCAGTCCCTACAAATGGATTGTCTGGATCAGGATTGATTACAAAGTGCACGACTTCGCTTGGGTTGTAGTCAATGCCACGATAATTCACAACATAACCAACATCATCACTCTTGAACGATACTTCACCCATAGAGAATGGTCTCAGGTTCAAAATGTAATCATTCACAGGATCATACTCAACATGAAGAACAGAGTTCCCATCGCCGAACAATAGTAAGTCACGCACAATCTTGAAAATCCAAGTCTTGCGAGTCATATTGTCGCATGGGTTCACATCAATCTTGCGAGCCAGTCCGTCTTTTATTCGGATGTCGCCTTTGTCGGTATTCTCCATCAAATGAATAGTCATATTTGATACCATGTCAGCAATTTTATTGACCGCAGCAATCACATCTGGATTACGAGCCAAAGGCACATAGCTGTCACCGTCAATATAAAGCCCAAAATCTGAATGAGTGATAACATTCGTTCCACCTCGACTCTTACCACGTTTCAAAAACCTATCTAAAAGCCCCATCTTTCCTCACCTCCTTTCTCTAATCAAAGAAGCTCATGACATTCTGATTCTTACCAAGATTAGCAAGAGCTTGAATGCAAGCAAAAACGCTGGCATCGAACAAGTCAATTCTTGCAGTACCACCGTCACCATCTAATTTCTCATATTGCACAGCATCGTCCACCTTTTCAATTGCTCTAACGTTGCTCACACAGTATTCGTAAGCGTCAGAATGAAGATAGTAAAATTCTTTATTCTTAACTTTGAACTCAATCCGTCTAAATCCTTCAGATTTCAGATAGAAAAGCTGTGGTTGGTCAATCATCTTAAACCGAGCTTGTTTCATCTTCGTCAGAAACTCACGGCCAAACTTCCTATCCATTCCGACAGCAGCAATCTTGAACCCTTTCTCTCTCATCTTGATAAACCATTTGACAATATCATCATAGAGTACGGTCGGAGTATTGCTCATCGTCAGCCAACCATCAGACTGCCACCCAAAAAGTGGAATGCCATCGTCATTGGCTTTCTTTTGAGCGTTGACACGAGGAAAGAAAGCGTGTGTGATGCAAATATCAACATCTTTCTCACCATCATGGTAAACTCCATAAAGAGCAGCGGCGGTCAAGTCATGCAACCTTGACAAGTCAGCTCCACCATACCACTGAATAGGTAAACGTGCCAGTTCTTCCAAAGTCCAATCGTAACAACTGTCTGAAGCAATAAATTCATCAGGATTGAAATAAGCGTTCATTGAGTTTGTAAAGACATTCAAAGTCTTGTTGAAGAACTCATTCCTAGTCTGTGGATCATTCATAGCCTGTTCGGCTTCTTCTCTCAGAGCCTTGAGCGACACCGTCACTCCCCACGAAGGGTTGGCTTTTTTTAGAACATTCTCGTCCAGGTAGTCGCCCACGTCTCCATCAGTCGTCTGGTCAGCTTTGCAGATAAACATGAACAAGGAATCATCCTTGACCAATTGCTTAAGGACCTTTTGACAATATTTCAGACGGTTAGCAAGGAAACCTGTAGGAATATCACCAGCTGTAGAGATAACAAAAAGCATACTATTTCGGTATGCTGACATTGTTTTCTTCATAAGTCCGTATTTCTTGCTGTTTCTCATCGTGTGAGCTTCGTCTAGGATAATTACATTACCGTTCAATGAGTCCAAACGGCTTTCATCGTTGGCCAGTGCCTGGATAAAGAAAGAACCCTCGATACCAAAATTAGCAGTGATTGAGTGTTCCTGGTTGTTATCCTTAATACGAATGTTCTTGTCATTCCATCGTTCCACATTGAACTTCAAGAATCCAAATGCTTCCATCGCTTGCTTAACTGAGTTGGCCACGATGTAGCATTTTGAACCGCTGTCTGTGTCTAATATCTGATAAGCAAGTGCGATTGCAGCAGTAAACGAAGTCTTTCCATTCTTCCGAGCAAGCATGATAAGCGCTTCTTTGAACCTGCGCTCGTTTGACCCCTTGTAGTAAAATCCAAATAGATTAACAACCACAAAGTGTTGCCACGGTTGCAAGAGTAATGGCTTGTTACGGATAGATACCGCAAACATATCATCGCCCTGCTGATGGACTATCGTGTTTCCGATGAAGTGAACAACGAAATCAACGATATCCTCATCCATTTCAAACTCTGGATTGTCAAGATCACGAATGAACCTTTCAGCAGCAAGAATGTTCTCTTCGCAATGTTCATCTTTGTGGGATATAACGTGCTGGGCATACTCTTTTGCTTTATCAAGATTCCCCATTGCCAGTCACTCGCTTCTTCTTGATTTCATTTTTAAACTTCAAGACTTCAGATAGAACAGATTCTCCTTCAGGTTCCACTATCTCACCGAGCGACTTAGGATTCATCATCAGCTGATTAGAGTAGCTGAGGATGTCTTTCCTCAAAATTTCCATCGCTGTCAAGATTGGAACTTTACGCTCATTCTCAGCACCAGCCTTATTGACGTAGGTATCTGTTACTGGATAACCCATATCAGCATAATCTTGAGCAAGCTTTTGATACTGATATAGCATTCCTGCAAAGATGTCAATGATCATTTCAAACTCTTTACGATAAGTGCCCAAGTCTTTCATCTGCTTGACTACTTTTGACTTGATTGACTTAGCTGTAATAGGTTTAGCCAAAAACTACCTCCTTCTGCCAAAATTGCTTAGTTTTTATCCCCTTTTTGTTTGAAGGGTCCCGACTTGGAAAAAGTTCCCTTCACCGGTACCCAATAGCCAAAAAATAATTTTAAAAAGGTGGGGGGGCTTTATAAAAATCCTCAAAATCTTTTTTTCGCTTCTTCTGCCAATACAATCCCTGATTAATTACTTTGTCATTCACTCTGTCATGAAACGTGTTATGTTTTTTATTTGTCAATGGCAAACAATTCCATTCAACGAATTCAAGTTCAGGATAATCTGACACAGGGAAAATATGATGGACCATTTCTGCTTGAGTAGAAATTCCATAACGCAAACTTTCTTGACAAAGATAATCATGCTTGCGCATTATCCTGTCACGGAACTTCTCCCACTTCTTAGACTTCAAGGTTGGTCTGATAATTTTGTTATACATCTCAAACCTCCTTTCTCGATACTAAAAGGGACAGGCCAACGACCTATCCCCTCTCATACAAGAAATCCATGCTATCATAATAATTCTTTTTTTGTGAGAAAACAATAGCTTTTATTCTCATTTTATTTCAGAAGTAATTTTATTTATTTCTCTTGTGAGTTTCATGTAAGGTTTGTTTTCTCCGGTGTAGATGGTTGTTTCTTCTTTTTCCCACTGACTTTTTGTGTATGGATAATGTTTCGGTCTGTTCATTTTCTAACTCCTCAATGGTTTTGTTTGGATCGGTTGCGTGGATAAAGATTACATCACAGTTCAGATATTCTATTTTTGTGACAATACAATCTCCGTATTTTTTTAAATCCTTTCCATAGTCAACCTCTTCTATCACTTTGTTGTCAATCTTTAAGTATACAGCAGTGTCAGTCATTACACTTGCTAAATCTTTACACGTTATCATGTCTTGACACCTCCTTAGACTATACCAATTTTATCTCTCACTTTCTCATATCTTATATTTTGTTAAACTCACTCTAAATCTCAAACCCTTACTAATCATAGCTTTTAAAGCGTTTCATTTTTTCAGTTTATGCTTAACTCATTATGTGAAAGTAATATCCAAAAAAATTAAATGACAAAGTTCCGTAGCGCATCATCAAGCTCTGCTTGCTCAATCCCTATGTATCTAAGAGTTATTGCTGGTGATGAGTGATTGAACATTTTCTGTAATGTCCCTACGTCTTTTGTCTTGTTGTAATATTTATAGCCGAATGTCTTGCGCATTGTGTGAGTCCCTACGTTATCAATCCCTAGCTCTTCAGCTGCTTCATGAATGATTTGATAGGCTCGCTCACGAGTGATCGCTTTATTTTGTCCTTGTCTGCTCTTGAATAAGAAGTGATGAAATGGTTTGCCTTCAACATATCTTCTCATTTCTTTTTTGAGTTCTTTGGTCATCCGTCTAGTTATCTGCTTGCCAGTCTTACGTTCCCTCAGTTTGATATGCCAACCTTGGACATCTTTCACTTTCAGGGTAAGTATATCTCCAACTCGCAATCCAGTGTTCAGACCTGTGATGAATAGCATGTAATACATCTCATTCCATTCTTTCAGATAATCTTTCATGGCCTGGATGTCATCGCTATCTTTTATTGGTGATACATATTCCATGTTTTACCTCCTTTCTATAAAACAAAAAGCCAGCATTTCGCTGACTCTTGATGACACTTCTGTTGGACAACTTATTTGACTAGAATTAAGGATGTTTCCCAAAGCGTGATGTGTGTTTTTGTTTCAGAAGTTCATGTTATCATGATATATCGTTTAAAGTGAGAATACAAGAGGTTTTATTCTCATTTTATGCAATCCCTTTGATTTTTGCATAGGTTTTTAAAATTGTTTTCCTTTTGCGATAAATGGTTGCATCACTCACTAATAGTTTGCCAGCGATTTCTTCCCATTCCAATTCTGACTGTCCCCACCTCAAATTAAAAATTTCTCGTTGTTCTGGTGTGAGTTCCTTTAAGAATGTTTCAACGGTTTCTTTGAACAACTCCAGATTTTTAAGAGGTACATCGCTGCATAATTTTATGACGGTGTTTTCGGTAGGTTTGCTGATTTGATTTCCTCTGCTACCTACGAGTTCTTCACCATTTTTTGCCATAACTTCAGCTGTCCGAACCCAAATATCATGATCAACTTCTTTAAATTTCAAAAGTTCCCTATCTAAAAAATATAGTTCACGACTGTTTAGTGCTCTCAATTGGCCCTCCTTTTATACAATCTTTCCATCAAAGACTAAAGTGATCGTACCTGTGCCGTCTTGATGTTTAGATACTAACGCTTGACAATCTGAGCCGAGCTCGATTCCTTCAATCGTAATGCTGCGTTTTATGTTGTTAACATTGACGATTGCGCCATTCGATGTTTTTATTCTCATTCTCCAATTCCTCAATCAACCAATCAAGGTTCTTTCTAGCCTTCTTCAAATCTTCAAGACCGTTTTTCTTTTGGTGTCTTAGTAGGTATTTTAAACTATTACCCAAAAAGAAGCCTTTCAATTGTTCTGGTGTCATGAAGTTCCTTAAAGCATCTATGGACTTCATACCGTACCGACCTTGGTAGTGGCTTGGATTGTTTACATTGTCAATCCCCCCTATAATAAATTGCTTATCAAATTCCTCTGGAATATCAATACTATTAGAGAATGCTATACGTCCAGTAAATTCTTTCATTTCATCATTCATCTGGCAAATCCTCCTCTTTCACAAATGAACCATCAATCCAGCGACCTTTACGGTCTTTGATTTCCTGGTATGCTAGTTCAAAGCATTCATCGAAATCATATCCAAGATTCTTCAGATAACCAATGCAGCGTACTAGATTGTGTCGACATAATTCCTTGCTAGCAAATCCTTGCGAGAGTTGAAACTCACTGATATTTGCATTGATAGAGATGAAGCTTTCCATCACATCTTTTTTGCGAATGTTATCAGACTCTTTAAAAATCTGATTCACATCTTCTTTAATTAACAATGCCAGACCGACAATCACGACTGCACAATCTCCGATACTATCCTTGGTCACTTTCTCATTCTTCTTGAGGTAACCAGCGCATAGCTCGCCGAATTCTTCACTGAGCTTTAGTGACTGCTTGTCTAACCGCCCACCGTTTTCTAGATCACGATCAATAAACCATTGTTTTACATTCTCTAGTGTGTTCATAATAACTCCTATCTTTTCGTTAGTCTTGGTAAAATTTCATTCACAATGAACATATAATTTGGTGCAAGAGTTATTTTTAAAACAATTGCAACAACTAATGTTATCAAGCTTGCGCTCGATGAAATGAAACTAATTTTTATTGGTAGTTTAAAATCCTTTCTTTTCCGTTCAATGCGTTCTAATTTAATTTCTTCCTCGGTTTTACTTCCATATTCGTAGCTAAAAACGATACCGCCATCATATGCAAAATATGTGACAATTGAAAACACTAAAACCACTATGGAAACACTAAATATTGCAATTGAAATTATTTGAAAAAGACCGAAGATATCATAAAACATCTTTTCTTTAACAAGCATTTCATAAATCTGTGGTGCATTTCCTTTGAGAGTCGATAACAAAGAACTCACTTCGTCCGTTGTCATATTTAGCATCTTTGCAAGTGCTTGTAAAACATCATCCATTAAATTTCTACCTCATTCCCAATTTCTGTATTATTGTATTTGTCTTCACTCACCACGAAAACATTACCGTTTACCGTGATAGTGAAAAGATTTCCGATTTTTCGTTTTTCTGTAACCTTGCCAGTGATAGCGTATTTACTATCAGCGTGATAAACAAGTAAGGGTTTTTCTTGCTCGTCTATAATTGACCGTTGCATGAATAACAGACAAGTTGTGATAAGAGACCATGCAAGCAAAAAGCGAATTAGTGTATTTTTCATTCTCTAACCTCTTGACCATGCTCTTTCAACCACCTTTCAAAACCATCAAAAACATTTTCATTTTTTTTGAGTTTGAAAAATCCACTATATCTATCATCACAATATCTACAATAGTCAATGTAAGTTCCACCATAAAATGACATCACTCCACCTCCAAAAGTCCCTTATTTTCATAGACGTTGCCGAGGATTTCCTCGCTTTCGGTCCACGCATAACCTTCTCTTATACCTTTTAGGTATATGGCAGGCATTCCGCCTATGTATGTACCACCATATTCTTTTTCTAAATATACTTCATGTGGACATCCTCTGGTACATTTTATAATATCTCCGACGAAAACCTCCTTGCTATTTCTGTCAAAAAGTCCTGTTGATTGCATAAGTTCGATTTCGTCAAAGTTTATGAAATTTGTTTCACCAAATTCCCAATGCTCACCGATTAAAACGCTTTTCTTAAAATCTATCAAAGAAACATCTAGCATTGTTTGCGTTTTTTTATCCCAAGCTCTAAATCTTTGAATCATCTTGCACCTCTTTCTCTACTGTAATTTTAAATTCATAATCATTTATGTTTAAAGGTAAAACTGAACCAATTTTTGTTTCATCTCTCAATAAATCAAAGATAATTTCTAAAACTTGTTTACCTAAAATCAACTGAGTTTCTAAGAGGTTTTGTTCTTTATCCATCACTCCACCTCCTTACTTTTCAAGCTTTTCGATTTCACGTTCAACTAGTTCTTTACGTTTTTGTAATTCTTCGAGTTTTTGGGCATCTAATGCTTTCTTGATAATTTCAAGTCGTTCAATATCCATCCGAAAATTTTCTAGGGAATCAACTTTTCGAGCATACTCTCTGAAATTATTCGCCCAATTCCATTCTTCCCAACCAAAACTATTATTTAGCTCTCGCACTAAATCGTTATATTTACTTCTCAAATCAATATTAACTTGACGTTGATAGAGCAATACGAATACTGCCATTACTAAAACCGACACACAAGCTAAGAACATTAACCAAAACATTAAATCTTTCATTCTGTTACCTCCTCAACTGTGAATTTAATTCGATGACTTCCGATGTTGAAGAAGTTATCAACAGATATTTTCTTTTCACTTGATACAATTTTCATTGCAGCTTCCATCACTTTTTGACCAAATAAAAATTGATTTTCAAAAAATCGTTTTTCAAGCTCATCTAATTTTTGATAAGGCGATATGTACTTTTGTTC